GGCAATGATGAGGGTCTGTATCACCTTGCCCGTGAGTGTGGTGATTATCAAACCTTCTGCGATTGCATTGGTTCTGATGCACAAACTCTTGATGGGGTGCGTTATGATGACCCCGCTGTAAATGTCATCGAAATCAATAGCGACGTGTTCGACTTCTGATTGATACTTAAGACTCACACAGTTACTAACACTCAAATGACCCAAGTTCGCACCGTCACTTATACTAACGTTCGGGACAATGTAGAGCGTACTGTAGAGTTCCCCACTATCAATCAAGCGATGGTATTCGTGCAGTCTCTGCATATCGCTGGTGTGGATGCGATTGTTAATCTGCTGCCTGAAGATGTAGCAGTCTGATATATCCAACTCCTGTCGCATGAGTATAAACTAGGCACCGCTCCAGGAAGTATCACCACTGATACAATGAGGGACCTAGGGGCACCCTTACTCAACACACAGTTCATTACACTTTCCTTCTTCATTATGTCCAAGTCCATGATGTTCTCCCTGCTGGCTCAAGGTAACACTGGCACTGAGATTCTGTCGATTCTTGATGCAATTGTCACCGATAATATGAGTGCCTTTGATTATATCGAGTCGCCCATGATTGAGTCCGCTCTGGGTGTTCCTACTCTGGAGGAAATCGCGTTCTGAATGTAGTTGAGAGTGCTGCAGTGATTGACACTGTGGCACTCTTATGTTATGCTTGGTGATGATAGTGATTCGGCAGTGTTTTCTGGCGGTTTCTTATAGGCGCCGCGCGGCGTTGTCGATGCCCCCCGTATTAAAAACGCATCACTACCCTAACCTACAGAGGTGACAAATCGACCTCTAAATATCAATCGATTAAAAAATTTCCGGATAAAAAATGGCACCCAAAAAGAAAGCAACCTGTTATGGATGGGGAATATTCGGAGGCAAGCACAAGAAGAAAAAAAGTTGTGCCACTGGAATATTTCGGACGCCCGCACAGAAAAGAGCATCAGCAAAAAGAAAGAAAAAATGAGAGGGTCTAGACCTTATTGGAATTTCTGGAAGGTTGTCTTTGCTGGGTGGCTGATACGCTATCCGGGGAAGATGCTGAGAATTTTTGGCGTGCCGCTAGGATTTCTGATAGTACTGATATATAATGCAGTGACGAAATAAAAAATTCCGGAAAAATTTTTATGAAAGACCAAGAAAAAATATATCACATCTATGCAAAGGGTGAGTGCATTTATCACAGTTTATCAGAGGAAAAATTTTCTGAGATATGGGAGATGCTACACAGAATGGTTGATTTGTTAGGTGCGAATATTTCTACAAAAGATTTAGAGTATGAGGAAGTATTTGCAAATAGATTGATACCATTAAATTCGTCATATTGACAAATACTAAATAGAACGATAAAATTGATCTGAAGGTTATTTTAACTTATGGCAAAAGGATTTACTGTTAAAGCTGCAGCACCAAGACCCAAGGAAGAAGATTGGGACTATGATGCAATCAAAGAACGAATGAGAGGCAAGTCAATTGTCTTCTGTTTACCTGGAAGAGGTTGTTCTTTTATTTTCCTTAAAGCATTTGTACAACTATGCTTTGACTTAGTACAAAATGGTATGAGTATTCAGATTAGTCAAGATTACTCATCAATGGTTAATTTCGCGCGTTGTAAGTGTTTGGGAGCGAATGTTCTTCGTGGTCCTAAGCAAATTCCATGGGACGGAAAACTTCAATATGATTATCAACTATGGATTGATAGTGATATTGTTTTTGACTCTAACAAATTCTGGCAACTCTGTGATATGGCTCTTTCCGCTGAAGGAGAAGAGCGCGAAGTGGTCGCTGGTTGGTATGCTACAGAAGATGGTCACACAACCTCTGTCGCTCACTGGTTAGAGGAAGATGATTTCCGCAAGAATGGTGGAGTCATGAATCATGAAACTGTGGAATCAATCACCAAGCGCCGCAAACCATTCACTGTAGATTACACTGGTTTTGGTTGGGTACTGATTAAGAAAGGAGTATTTGAGAATCTTGAATATCCTTGGTTTGCTCCGAAGATGCAAGTCTTTGAGTCTGGCAATGTTCAAGATATGTGTGGCGAAGATGTTTCATTCTGTCTTGATGCAAAAGAGGCAGGTTTTGAAATCTGGTGCGATCCTCGTATCAGAGTTGGTCATGAGAAAACTCGCATTATCTGATGAAAAAATTTAACGTACTTTATCAAGGGCGTAAAATTTATACGAATCTCACTGCAGAAGATTGTAGTGAGATTCTTCAAGAATTCTCAGAGCGTTTTTACTCGGGAGAAGACATTGATTTAGAAAGTTTAGAATTGGAGGAAATTTATGGCTAAAGGTGGAAGTAGTAAGACTCTTTTTGAACCAGGAGCACCAAAGAAGACTCGTCAAGGACGTTCCGCTCGTACATTACTCAGTGCAACATCTCGTAATGGACGTAAGAAAAAATATAGGGGTCAAGGTAAATAATTTCTTTAAGTGCTTAAATAGTTTAAGCACTTTTTTAATGTCTTAAAATAATGGCAATTACATATAATCCACGTATTGTAACTGATGGACTTGTATTGTGTCTTGATCCTGGGAATGTAAAGGGATATGATAGGTATGAGAATTTAGCACCCAATAGTGAAGCAATTAATAGTTGGAATAATAATGGAAATGCTATTAGTGTTTCTGCAAATTCTCAAATAGCACCAGACGGAACTTTAACTGCTGATGTTTTATCTCAAACTGCAGTTACTGGAGCATCTCGTTGGGTTGCTGCCATATCAAATTACACATATACGAGTGGAGTTACCTATACTTTAAGTGTTTGGTTGAAAAAAATAAGTGGCACTGATACGCAACCAACAATAAATCTATGGGTGAATGGATTTACTACCCAGTCTGTAGGGACAATCACAACAGAATGGGTGAGATACAGTAAAACATTTACTGCTTCAACTACAAGTGGAACATCTACTTTTACTGGACTGAATATTGGATGGAGTGATACTGGTGTAGCAAATAATTTTACTTTTGCTGCTTGGGGATTTCAGTTGGAAAGAGGAAGCACCGCAAACGATTACTACTCAACAACAGCATCCACTAAAACAAGAGGAACTACTCTAACAGATTTAAGTGGTCGTGGTAACACTGGAACTCTTACAAATGGACCGACTTATAGTACTGCGAATAGTGGGTCTATTGTGTTTGATGGAACTAATGATTATGTTACTTCTTCATTTGCCACAACATCAGGGCAGGCAGTTACTTATACTGGTTGGTTATATTCCACAGAAACAACAGCAACATATAGAAATTTTGTTGATAGTGTAACTGCAAGACCTATGATATGGTGGAATACCTCTGGGCAAATAGAGTTTGATGCTGCATATTATACAACAACAACAGTCTATAGAAATCAGTGGGTATATGTTGCATTATCTAAACCTTCAGGGTCTTCTTCTGCATCATATTATGTAAATGGAGTTCTTGTTGGAAGTGGGACTGCATATACTACACCAGCAGTAACACCAACTTGGTTTAATAGGGCAGCAGCACAAACTTGGAAAGGAAATGCAGCACAAGTACAAATATACAACAGAGCCCTCACAGCAGCAGAAATCCAACAAAACTTCAATGCTGTTCGTGGACGGTTTGGCATCTAAATACTTAAAAACCTATGTGTTCTGAATGGACTACGCCTATGTGGAGAGTGTAAAATGGCATTATCTCATGGAAATGATTTAGCAATTCTATTAAAAATACCATCTGCTAGTTCTGCATTTTCGTTGAGAAAAGTGGGAGCATATTCTGGCAACTTAATAAGAGTTCGTCGTAGTAGTGATAATACAGAACAAGACATCGGAATAGTTAATGGTTCTTTAGATGAAACATCTCTTCTAAATTTTTGTGGAGCAGGAAATGGATTCGTTACTACTTGGTATGACCAATCGGGGAATGCAAAGAACGCAACACAAACCACAACATCTCTCCAACCAATAATAGTAACCTCTGGTGTAGTAGAAAAGAAAAATAATAGACCTGCAATTAGATTTACTGGAGCAGAAAGATTATCTGCACCTTCAATAGCGTTTGGATGCACTTTTGTAGTTTTTCAGAGAAGTACAACTAATCAAGTAATTTCTGAGTTAACTTATTCATCTAGCAATCGTGGTTTAGTTCCTGGACCTGGTGGAGGTAGTGCTTTTTGGACTCATGACTTATATTCTATAAATGGTGGAAGTCAGAGTGCTTCTCAACCCAATTCTGCGGTTGGTTCGACATTATTTCAAGTAACTGGATCTGGATTAAAAGTGAGTTCTTCTCCACATTTAATTGGTTATGGTAGTCCAAGTTGGGAATCACTAATAGGATATTTACCTGAACTTATAATATATCCTACCGATGTTTCTTCTCAAAGAAAGGGAATTGAATTAAATCAAATGAGATATTATGGAATATAGTCATTAAGGGAAAAACAAAATGGGAGTTTACGCAGGGCCAAAAGCAGTAAGTGATGCATTAGTTCTTTCATTAGATGCAGGAAACACAAAGTCATATCCTACAAGTGGAACTACTTGGACTGATTTGAGTGGTAGAGGTAATAATGGAACTCTTGCAGTTAGAGACAGAGTATATGATTCTTATGATTTGCAGGAAGGTGACTTTGTTTTGCCAAACTCCAATTCTACAAATTATCCAACATACAATTCATCCAATCTTGGATCTATAAGTCTTGATGGAAATGATGATTATGTTGACTTCTTTTCCCCAAATCTAGGTACAACGACAACTGTTGAAATGTGGGCAAGACTTGGTTCTAACTATCAAGAAAAGTTTCTTTTTGGGTGGTTATATTATAGTGTTTGGTGTCGTGGTGGTAGTATTGGATATAATACTGGAAATGGAGACAGTTATGGAATATCTTCTGCAGTTGTCAATAGTTTGGGTTTGGTAAATAACTGGAAACATTATGTATTTGAGATGCGTAGTGATGTTTCTTACACAAATAACAAGATATATGTGAATGGAGTTGTGCAAACACTATCAAGTCAATCTGCAAATAGTGAGACTACTGCAAATAGAACATTCAATAGTGGAAATGGTAGAATTTGTGCTAGGAGAGGTAATGCAAGTTATCCAACACCTATGAACTGCTCTTCTTTTAGAGTTTATAATAGAGCTCTATCAGCAGCCGAAGTTTCACAAAACTTTAATTCATTAAGAGGTCGTTTTAGTATCTAATGACTGAAAAAGAAGCACATATTTTTAACTGGATAAGAGAAGTATCTCAAGTCAGATCAGAGTTAAAAGGATTTGCTATCTGCCCATTTGCTTCAAATGCAAAATACAAGATTGTAGAGTGCCCTGCAGAGGAAATTTCGCTAATTGAAGGGTATCAAGTTATCATTTATATTATAGAAGACTACTTTGACCTCGATGCGGTGCAGTTTTGGGTCAATTATTACAACGAAAAACACAAAGATTGGAAATTTTTTGAAGATTGTGGGTCTTACGATACATATATTCAAGGGATTAAGACAAATAATGGCAAATATAACCTAATTTTAGCTCAACCAACGCAAAAATTACGTCAATTTAGAGAAAAATTAGCAAAAACCGATTATTATACCCTTTGGAATGATGAATATTTGAAAGAAATACTTGAAGATGACTATGATATAATAGAAACACGGGATAGCAACCCCGTAAAAAGTTCTGATTTTCATTAATCAGGAGCAAAAATGGACCAAAAAATGCTAAGAGAGATTGCAAACGACAATCTGACCCCCAAAAAACATGATTTTTCGGTACAAAATGAAATTCATTCAAAAATTCGTAATGATGATGACTATGATGACTGGGAATATGGTACTGAACCTCTTTATGAAGCGCAAAAATAATGAATAAATAAGATAGATTTATAATATTCAATGCCTTTAGAACGAGTCAGTCAAGGTTTTAAAGATATTAGCATGACTTTTCAGGTCAATCCCCTGAATTCTGATTTGATTGCGATTAAAAATGAGACTGCGATTGCTCGTTCTATTAAAAATATTGTATTTACTCTTCCTGGAGAAAAATTTTTTAATGAAAACTTTGGTTCTAATATTTCTAGGACACTTTTTGAAAATGTAGATGAAATTTCATCATCAATTATTGTTGACGAAATCAGTCAGTCTATAAGAAATTATGAACCAAGGGTTAATTTAATTGAGGTGCGGGCATATCCAGATTATGATAACAATTCTTTTGACGTTAGTATTGTGTATGAAGTCATAGGAGCGGATGTTCCCGCACAACAATTACAATTTGTTTTGCAACCAACTAGGTAAATGCCACTAATAAACTTTTCAAATCTGGATTTTGACCAGATAAAAACAACACTTAGAGATTATCTAAAAGCAAATTCTAATTTTACAGATTATGACTTTGAGGGATCTAATCTCTCGTCAATTATTGACGTTTTGGCATATAATACCTATATTACATCATATAATGCAAATATGGTTGCGAATGAGGTGTTTATTGACAGCGCAACATTACGTGAAAATGTAGTTTCTCTTGCAAGGAACATAGGGTACGTACCAAGATCTAAAAAAGCAGCATCTGCAAGCATAAGTTTTTTTGTAGATACTTCGAATATTACACCTACACCTTCGACCATTACTCTACTTAAAGGTCCTGTAGCTAGCACATCCGGGTCTTTTGGAAATCAGTCTTTTGTATTCTCAATATTAGACGATATAACTGTTCCAGTAATAAATGGTATTGCAAATTTCGATAATATAAAAATATATCAAGGAATTAGATTAACAAATAATTTTAATGTAAATTATAGAGACACAAATCAAAGATTTATTTTATCTAATAGTGGAATAGACACTGATTTACTTTCTGTAAGAGTAAGAAATAGCGAGCAGTCTACTTCTTCGATAAAGTATAGTTTACAGGATAATATTTTTGATTTGGATGGAGAATCTAAAATATTTTTTATACAAGAAATAGAAGATGAGAGATATGAACTTATTTTTGGTGATGGTATTTTTGGAAAAAAACTTGACGATGGAAGTTTTATAGAAGCATCATATATTACAACAAATGGTGATAGTGCTAACGGCATAAATCAATTTACATTTTCTGGAAAAATCATTTATACTAGAAATGCCACAGAATATACTGTAACATCGGGAATTTCTTTAATAACTACTCAATTAATTTCATCCGGCGGTGAAAATATAGAGTCTGTAGAGTCTGTAAGAAAATATGCTCCGAGAATATACATGTCTCAAAATAGAGCACTAACATCAAATGATTATGAAACATTAATACCGTCGAAAATTTACCCAGAAACAGAATCAATATCAGTATTTGGTGGAGAAGAATTGGTTCCACCACAATACGGAAAAGTTTTCATAAGTATAAAACCAAGATTTGGAGATTTTTTACCAAATCTTACAAAGGAATCTATTAAATTAAAATTAAAAAAATATGCTGTTGCAGGAATTGTTCCAGAAATTTTAGACTTAAAGTATCTGTATGTTGAGACAAATTCTAAGGTGTATTATAACACAAATCTTGCACCCAGTAGTGAATATGTGTCAACTATTATTCAAAATAATATTAAGAAATACTCAGAATCTACAGAATTAAATAAATATGGTGCAAGATTTAAATATAGTAAATTTTTGAAAATAATTGACGAAAGCCATGAATCTATAACATCTAATATTACAACCATCCAAATAAGGAGAGATTTGAGAGTTTCTTTGAATTCTTTGGCAGAGTATCAAATTGGATTTGGAAATGAATTTCATATTAGCAGTATTAATGGATATAATATAAAATCCTCTGCATTTAAAGTATCTGGAATTTCTGAAACAGTTTATATGTCAGATATACCTGACACAAATCTTACCACTGGATCTATATTTTTATTTAATGTTCCTAATGTTAATTCCACCACATCTAATGTTATAAAAAGAAATGTAGGAAAAATTGATTACAAAAAAGGCATTATTACATTAAATCCAATTAATATTATTTCTGCAAAGGAAAAGTTGGGTCAAGCAACCATTGAAATATCTGCAATTCCACAATCAAATGATGTTATTGGTTTGCAAGACTTGTATTTGCAACTAGATATTAATAACACTATTTTTGAAATGATAACTGATGAAATATCATCAGGATTAGATCCATCAGCATCAAATTATATCACATCTTCAAGTTACAATAACGGAAATTTAGTAAGGTCGTAAAATGTCAGAAAAAAGAATTTCTTTCAACAATATTGTAAAAAATCAACTTCCATCGTATATCAAGGAAGAATTTCCGTTAGTGTCTGAATTTTTATCTCAATATTATCTCTCACAAGAGTTTCAAGGTGCTCCAACAGATTTAATTCAAAATATTGATAAGTATATTAAAGTTGACAATTTTTCAAATCAAATAGACTCTGTAACATTATATACAGATATTAGTGATATAGATTCTGTCATTTTTGTCGATACTATACAAAATCAAACTGGAACAAATGGGTTTCCTGAAAAATATGGAATCTTACAAATTGATGATGAAATTATCACTTACACCGGAAAAACCTTCAATTCTTTTACAGGTTGTATAAGAGGTTTTAGTGGTATTACAAATTTAAGATCTAAAAACAATTCTTCAGAATTAGTTTTTACTGATTCTAATTCTTCAGAGCATAAAGGAAGTGTTTATAGTTCTTCATATTATTTGGAGTCTAAGGGTGCAGAGATAAAAAATTTAAGTTCGTTGTTTCTTAAAGAATTCTTATTAAAAATAAAATATCAATTAACTCCAGGTTTTGAAAATAGAACTCT